AAAAGTCCCTGAAATCAAGAACTTTTTAGCTAGTTTCTATCTCCCCTGCCGGAATAAGCAGTTATTATATAGTAAGAAATAGAACAAAAGGCCTAGAAAAAATGAAGGAAATCAAGTGTTTTTTTCTTCTCTTTTTCTAGGTTTTTTCGGACTTTTCGGGCTGATTCCGGATTCAAACTAAAAACACCCGAAAAAATCGGGTGCAGTTGTAAGATAAAAAAATACCTCAAACGAGGTACTTTTATTATAACATATTATTTGAAAATTTGGTTCTGCTTCCATAGTTCATGAACTAAATCAGCAATAGTCATTTTTTTATGTTTTGTGAGCTTCAGACTATCTAGATTTTCTTTAAAGTCTTTCATAACTTCTTGATAGTCTGTCTCTGTCTCAAACTCGTCTCTGGTTGGCTCATCAGCATCTACATAGTCTGAAATGTATTCAAAATCATAATCTTCTCGATAAGAATAGATTGCATAGACATTAAAATCTTCGCCAAATTCGTCAAAATCATTGATGGCTTCGTTTAATAATTCTTTACTTTCAACACTAGTATTCATCTGATTTCTCCTAAATTCTTTTCAAACCATTTTAAGCGATTTTCTCGCCCTGCTGGGCATTCTTCGCCTTTTAAATAATTCTTAAAACGTAATTCTAGCATGTAATTATCACTACCACTCAATTTACTAGATTCCAACGCCACAAGCAGATAGTTAGTGGTTTGATTGCCGTCAGCGTCATATAATCGTTCTTTACCACCAATGACATCTTGACGGTGATTTTCTAGCCAACTTCTGAATAAATCTTTTTTGAACTTGTCATAAAATGTCGGAAATGTCATGCTAAACTTGTATTCGTTGCTAAAATAATATTCAAGTTGCGCTTTCCCAATTAAAGCTTGTTCAAAATCGGTGAATAGGTCATCTATCATATTATTCACTCGGCGGGCGTACATCTTTTCAATGTATTCATTCTCTTGCTTGAAACGTTGCCATGTATTGTCAGACATTTTGATTGTGTTCTTCTTGTAAAAGTCTTTTTCATAGCGATAATACCGATTCGCATATTCAACAATTAAATCTCTAATATCTTTATTGATTTCCATGATTCTGTACCTTTCTACCTATTAAGCAGCTTCCCAAGCGCCTTCGCTTACATATACTGTAGTAGCTTTATCGCCATCAGCAATTACTTCGATACCATAGTAAGCACCTGCTTTGTGCATCACTTCGTTAAATTCAAGTTCGTGTGATTGTTCAATCAATGTTGCGATTGTAAATTTTTGGTTTTTTCTTAATTTAGCAAGAACTACTTCCATTTTAGCAGAAGTGTTTTCTTCTTTTTCTGAACGATATTCAAACCATGCTTCTTTCAAAGCTTCTGAAATATATTCACTAACTTTACCACCAAATTTAGCTTGACCTTGTTTTGCAATTTCCCAAGCTCGTGTCATAATTTCTTTCATTTTAATTACCTCGTTTTCGTCTTTCTTTATCTTACATGTATATTATACAACTTAGTTATAACTAAGTCAACTCTTTTTGTAAACTTTTTTGATATTTTTTTAATTTTTTTGTCCGTTTTAACGGACTTTTCTTGTTTTTGTGGTTATAACGGCAATAAAAAAAGAGCTAGCAAAAGCTAGCTCTGCAAAGAAGTTCTGCTGTATTTAATTTAACGTGCGCTCGTCAGCCCACTCATTGCCGTATATGTTTATTATACCATAAACGTGCATGACTACCAATTTTGTTGACGTCAACAAAACTAAAAAAGCCCCTAACCGTTTTGGTTAGGGGTGTTAAAGTGTTTGCTATTTAATTATATTATTTTTTGTCATCTTTAATCGTAACTTCTACTTTTTGCGGAATATCTTTAGATTTAGCAATCTCTGCTGTAATGGCATCCACAGTCGCTTTTGATTGCTCTTTAGTCGTTTTGATAGCTTCTTTAATCTCCGCAGATGTTGAATCTGGATTCAGCGCTCTAAAGAAACGTACATACCAAGGAGCTTGATTAGTCCATGTATAAGATGGAATATCATGCCCGTTGTTGTCTTTGTAAATCTGTTGAATGATTTTCATTTCATCAACATGCGCTAGTGCGCGCACTTGGTTTGTGTGTCCGTTGTAAAAGTAAAGTGTACCTTCGTTCCAAGCAGGGTCACCTTTGATATTGAATAAAAAGTCCATAGTTTCTTCTCCTTTAAATGTTGTAGTATTTTGTGTTGTTTCGTTATCATCTAATAACACGACGTTTTTATCAAGCCCACCAGCAATCCCTGTGGAAGTGAATTGCCACCAGCGAATCCCATCCATTGACGGAAAAATAGACCAAATAGGGTCGGGTGTCACATTGTAGTTAGGGTAAGCTGCAATCCAAAGCGAATCTGGATATTTAGCTAAAATCTGATGATAATCAACATTCGCTAGCGTGTATGGTTTATAACTATAGTAAATAGGTTTAAAACCAGCCTGCGCACATTGGTCCATAAAAGCCAACACTGCATTAGTATTGGCTTGTTTTGATGTACTTGCATCATCTTCGTAGTCGCAGACAAGGTAAGTTGGCTTAGTTGGTAAGTTAGCCAAGAAATAATTAGCTTCTGCTACTGCTTGACTGACATTACCGCCAAAACGCGCAAAGTGATAATAGCCGATTGGCTCGCTAGTTTGCGCTTGTGTGAAGCGATTAGGTGAAAGATAGCCAGTTCCCTCGCTAACCTTGATAATCGTTTTACGTGTTCCTGCGGCTTGACAGATAGCTGTTAAGTCTGCCGATTGATAGCTTGACACGTCGATAAAATAATCATTCTTCTTCATTGCGATACCTCGTTATTTTCGTGGTTCGGCATAGTCCATTGCTTGTCCACTATCACTAACCCCTGCCGTTGTCGGGTCATTGACGACCCCTAATAATACTAGCAGAGTCAAGAACGTGTTAACAACATCTGCAATGTTATCTGGCAGTTTCAAGCCCAATTGCTGCGCTAACAAAATCACCGTACTAGCAATAGCTAACAATGTAGCTTTGTTCTTAAATCGTAATTTCCAATTAATCATGATAACTCCTCCAATTTATTATCAATCTTATCTACTTTTTCTGATAAATTTTTGATTTGCTCTGTCATTTGGATAAGCACTTGCATTTGTAAGTCGTGATTATCCAATCTAACTTTGATTTCTGTTAACTCCTTATCTTGCTGCTTATCTTTCTCTTCAAGAATCGTTAAGCGTTTTTCTGTTGAGGTCATACGACCTTGAAAAAAAGCAAAGATTCCGAGAAACGAAACAACGCAAGACAAGACAACACTAATCGTTTCTGGTTTCCACATATTAAATCACGCTTTCTAAGCTTATTCAGCAACATCTTCTTTCGTCAGCTCTTCTAACAGCTCGTCATCTTCGACCATTAGAGCGATTTGCGCTTTGACTTTTGCTCTGAAAATTTTCGGTACTTTTGAGTATTGATAGTTTCCAGAAATTACATTGATTGCGAATAACATTGTTGTACTACTTACTTTTGCCATTTTAAATTCCATCCTTTTCTATTTTTTATGCACTAAATTCTTCTGTCAAAATACCTTTTTCGCACAATTGCGAAACAACATCTAATAGCGTAGCTTGTGCTATTTCAGAGTTCTCCTTATGCTTTGCAAGCTCTTTCGTGATTTCATTGAATTTCTCATTTTCGTACTTATCACGAAAATTCTCTTGATACACTACTGCAAGAGCTAACTCTTCCAGCTCGCTGTTTGATAAGCTGATTTTGTCAGCTGGTAGCATGACGGGAAGAAAACCGCCGTCATTATTCGATAAGACGACTCGTGTTCCGACAATCGAACCGTCTAGTCCGATTTCCTGTGATTTTGAGTTAAAAGATAGTTTCATATGTTTTCCTTTCTAAACCATGAGTAGTATCTGCCCTCTGTATTGTTGATTGTTTTTGGAAGCTAAAATGTTAAACTGACCAGTGCCAGCATTGACCTGTACGTGGCCAGTATCAGCACCACTGACTGACCATTCAGCAATCTCAAACATGTAGCTTTGAGGTGCGACCCAAACGCTAGATGGAATGCTTGCAATTACGAACGTATTGCCATTGCCTTTAAAATCAAATCGAATAGCTAACGTATCGCCACTTCGTTTATAGTACGAACCAGCATAGCCTGCTGATTGCCAACCAGTGTTGATTTGGTTCTTGAGCTCATCACGCAGCGCGTAGTAGTGCCATTCGCCCCAACTGCCACCTTTCTTGACACGATAAGCGGACACTACTCCATTAAAATCAATAGCTTCTTGTAATACCCAAGTACCATTAGTATCAAATCGCTGCACTCTAAAATACGTATGAGATTGCATTCCTGTTGCAGTTGGTCTATGCAATAATTCTTCACCGCAATAGAAACCAGTTTCAACAATCGTATTCATGTCAGTATTTCTAGCAACTTGAATTATCTGTCCGTTGTTGTTAGTTAGTTTGTGGTGTTGAATGTCTTTGTTTTTGTACTTGTAGACCCAATCGCTGTCAACAGCATTTGTATTTTCTGGGTATTTCCCAAAACTTACAGCTGTTTCAGCCATCCCCATCACCATTTTTTCTGGTGAAACGGGTGGTGCTTTAACCGTACCAGAACTTGTCAAGGCATCTTCAAGCACACCGTAAACTTCATAAGATTTGCCAATGTCAAACGTTCCGCTAAGCGTGGCTTTTGAGTTAGTCAGCGTGTTAGTGACCTTATCGTTAACGCCTGCGCCAGTATCAGCTGTATAAGTAGTTGTGCCAAACGGCGCTGTTTTAAAGCTAAGTTTAAAGCTATTCTTTTGCACGTTGCCAATTTTAAGTGGCGCTATCTTAGCCGTTCGACTAACGACAATCTTATCTGATGATTGATTGGTGTCGCCACGAATTGCCGTGAATGTCAGCGTTGGTAAGAAATACTCTAACACCGTGATATTGGTCGTAACAGCGTTGCTAGAACGTCCACGACTATCAACCACCCAAGCCTTAACCTGCGCCGAACCATTCCACTTCATCAATCCTAGATTGCCATTGTTGTCGCTGGTAGATTGGTTCTTGTTAACAATTTCAGCGTGATAGTCTGTGATTGTAGAACCTTGCACACCAGTAGCGCTGTTAAACGCTACTTTAATGTCTGACACGATTTCAGCGAACGTGTTAGCTGTGTTTAGCAGATTTTTAACAGCTGTATTGCTATCTGTTAGCGTTATACTACCTAGCTTAGGTGTCATGCTGCTTGGGACATTCAAGGTTAAAATACAATTGGTTTGACCGATTTTAGTAGAGCCGCTATAAGTCTCCAGAACAATTTGACCCCAATCGCTTGTTCTATTTGGCATAGCTGTTGCAAGACTCAATGGTGGCGTCCAACTAACAGATGTACCAACACCAGTCGCGATTGTGCCAGACAATGACCCAAACTCGTATTTTAGATTGTGGGTAAAACTACTGTTTTTGCGATTGATATCGAGCGTCATTGCACTCCCAAGTGTACCAGTGACATCGCTGATTGTGCTTGCTCTGGCGATAGTTGGCAAAGGCAAATCAAAAGCTACCATTGAACTACCATATCCGCCAGTATTTAAAGCAACAGAGATTTTGATACCAACTGTTTTCGTACCGTCGGAATTGTGAGGAACGTTGTAATCATGAGCAAATATCAGCTGTGATGAACCTGTACCAATATTAATCGCTGGGTGCTCAATAGCTGAACCGCCATTGATTGTAATAGTCAAATCAGCAGTAACTCCCCACATACTCGCATAGCCGTTTGTGATAAGTCTTGCTTGCACGTTGACCGTTGAGCTATTGCTTGCGGTATCTGGTCTATTCCATGCCGACCAGACTTCCAACGTCATATTATGTCCGTATTGCCCACTAAATTGAGCTGTTGCCATAAGTCCTCCTTTCCTTATTTAACAAAGTATGTCGCATTGACATACTCATTCTTTGGATGAGCACGGGTGATGTAGTGTCCCAACTGCAAAGACATTGTGAACACACCATTATCAATGTGGAGCATTCTTTGACTGATGTAAGCCACCTCTGAACCACCACTTTGGAATGAAATGCGGTCTGGTGTGACAACGACTTTTGTTGTACTGTCGTTCTTACCAATAATCATTCCACCATTACCTTGCGTAATGTACGTGTCTATGAACTGCAATTTTTGGGAATATTCCATGATTGGCTCAATGTCTTTGACACGTTCTTCAATAGCTTTCGTTATCTCAATAATCTTTTGACGACCGTCTAAATCTTCTTTTTTTAAATTATTGATAAAAGTTTCAAGTTCTGACACTTGCTCCAAAGTAGCTTTTGCCTTTAGCTCTACTTCCATCTGCAATCGCTTAGCTTCTAACGCATTCAGTTGCTCTTGCGTGAGTGCGCTGTCTGCTTTGCTGTCAATGTCTGATTGGACGTCCTCCAACGCAGGTATTGGCGTTGTAGCAATATTGCCGTCTTCGAGTTGAGGGTCGCGCAAAAAGACGACATCTCCGATAACCCAAGTCGCCGAATCGGAATAAAACAGGAAACTGTAATATTTCTTATAATTGACTGCGTCTGTTGAAACGAACCTCTGCCAACTCGTTGTCGCATCAAAAATTTGACAACCACCGTTGAATGCTTCTGAACCTAATCTCATTCGAATTGATTTTGACGCTTTAACATAAACCGAGTAAGTCATTGTTCGTCCTTGCCATTTAGCGTCCCTGAGATCAATCAAGACTTTGTGAAATCCTCCGCCGCCAGCTTTAGTACACGTCGCTTTAATTGTGCACCCACTCCATGCTGTTGAGTCTGAAACACGTTCGAATTTCCATTCGGAGACGGTATTGTAAAAATTATGATTTTTAACAAACCCAAAGTCCCTGATATAGTTCCGCCCACCAACTTCAACCCCGGCGCGCCTATCCATCCAAGTGTATCTTGCTGGGTCCGTGCTATTCGTTTGTGTGAAGTCCGTGTAATACCCTTGATATTGTTGACCAGACTCTTTAAAACTAAAACCAGTTCTGCCGTCTGCCGAATCTGCATAGGCCATGTGGAAATAGGACGTTTTCCCATCGGCCCCTGGTTTTCCGGGTAATCCTTGGTCACCTTTCCACTTGCTCCACTTGTATTTCGTGGGGTCGTTACTGTTTGTTGCGCTGAAATCTTGGTACATGCCCCAATAGGTTTTGGTGTTATCCGTCAGACTAAAACCACCGCCAGTTGCGTTGTCGGCGTAAGCAATATGCGTGTACTGCGTTTGAGCATCTTTGCCCGGTGTTCCCGGCAACCCTTGCGCACCGTCTTTGGCGATATAACCTTTCTGATAGCTCGTAGTAGATTTGCCATTGGTGTATACCTGTACAGTCCGCGTCCACAAATACATACCTTTAACTAAAACAGGCATGTTACTAGCCCACGTTGCTGGTTCAGTGGTTTCAGACGTGCTGAGACCATACGTGATAACAGTATTAGCAATGCCGTTTCCGGTCTCGCCCTTATCACCTTTAGCTCCATCATCACCTTTATCACCCTTAGCACCAGTCTCACCCATTTTTGCAACAGAATAGCCAGTCTCGCTAGTATTATCCGTGTACATCCAAACAGTCTTAGTCCAAAGAAAGTTACCAGCTGAAACATTCGGAATAGTGCTAGACCAGCCACTTGTAGGCTTAGTTATGCCAGAAGTTGAGCTTGCATAAGTGATAGTCGTTGACTTGATACCTACGCCATCCTTACCAGCGATACCATCATTTCCATCGTTACCATCTTTGGCGATGTAAGTTTTCTGATAACCAGTTTCAGATGTGTTGTTGGTGTACGTCCATACAGTCTTAGTCCACAAGTATTTGCCTTTCGTCAACGTTGGCACTTGAGCCGTCCAACTCGTTGGCTGTGTGGTTTCTGACGTGCTTAAGCCGTAAGTGACGACAGTAGATTTTAAACCTACGCCGTCCTTACCCGGCAAACCATCGTTACCTTTATCGCCTTTAGGACCTTGTGGTCCCGTATCTCCATCGTCACCCTTATCGCCTTTAGCACCGTCAGCACCATCGTTGACGTTGATTACATCGATTTCAGTAGTTGCTACTTCGTCATTTCCAATGTAGGCTGCTACTGTCAAAACTGATTGTTCTGTGACTTCTGCACCTTTAACGGTGTATGTCATGCCAGTTGTGACGTTTCCGTCTAAAGACCAACGCCATGTCACATCGGAAGTGATAGGCTTGTCTGCTTTAAACAGACTTGGTGTTATAATCGTTTCGCCTTGTCCATTTTTAAAGATAAGACTATTATTTCTTGCTAATTTAATTGTGTAAGGCGTGTTAGCTTCGACTAGCTCTGCCAAACGTTTCTGCAAAGTTGCTGAAACAGTATTCTTGAGCTTGACATAGTTCGAAAACACAAGTGAATTGTTATTTGGATTATCGAAACTGATAATTTGTTCTGTCACACGAGCTTCCAGCGCAAGACCACCTACAAAATTGCCGTCGTAAATTTTAACGGTATCACCAAGCGCCAAATCACTGTAATTGCCTAAAAAGCTGGATTGAACACTTGCTGTGTACGTGATAATCGGATAAGCGTATTGTTTCATTGTGCGAAATGCGTACGCTGTTAAATCATTAACATCTGTATATTCTGTTTGGAAGTCTTTTCTTGTCCAGTTATCACCATCTCGCAACGTTGATGGGTACATCTCGGCTGAAAGTGGAGCATATACAGCTTCGTTGCCTTTTCGAGTATAAAATTCTTCTTTTCCGTCTTCGTTCTTGTCTGAACGTTCGACATCTTTCATAGAAAGTCCGTCTTGACCTGTAAAGACCGCCATGTTAAACAGCTGTGTCTTATCGGTCGAAACTTGTACGCCTTTAACATCGTTACCGTAATAAAGCAAGACGTCACTTCTCACCTTACCTACACCATGATGTGTGCTGTCTGGTGATTGATAAATGTTCAAAGTGATTTGCTTGAACGTACCATTGTTATTTAGCTCTGTTACAAACTCATATTCTGCGTCAAATTGTGACATCAACGATTGCAAACGTGCTAACTTCGTTTCTTGTGAATCAAAAGTAAGCGTGCGTTTGCGGTCTGAAATCTCGTTTATACCAATTTTTAACGACGTAAAAGCCAGCAAATCCATATGTTCTAAATACCATGCGAGTGTTTGCGCGCTATCGCTAGTGAACGCATTAGCTTGCTCATTGTTAAGTTCTAAGTTTGTATCGTTACAAGTTAGTTGAATGCTGAAATCATCTTCAACCATATTTGCGACGTAAAACACATAATCTTTACCTTGATTACGAAAAGAAAAATAAGCTCTATCATTGATAAAGCTTAAATCTTCGTGTAGTTTTCCGCTGTATAGTTTAGGAATGGTGAAATCAAAGGTGTTCGTTGCTTGTGGTAGATACCTATGCCACGTACTATTGTAAAACGATAGCATGCGAGGTATAGCGTTGTTTATTGCTGTTACCTTGCGCATTCTTGTATCATGAACCCAAATTTGCATTAAACATACCTCTCATTCCAACTAATTTCTATGCTTGGCTCTTTCTCATTCCAGCTTGACAAGTAAATATCAAGCTCACTTTCACCGATTGGAATTCCAAACGGCTCGGAAATGCTTGTACATTCATCAATAATGTTGATACCGTTTCTTGTTGGCTTACCTGTTGCCATATCCATTTCATAGATTGAACCCATACCAAAACGGTTTGGAACATCTTCCAGATAATCAACATAGTTCTTTTGATAAAGCAATTCATCAAGGTACATGTGTGTTACCAACGGCTTATCTTGCAAAGCACCAAAGATAACATGTATCTTGTTTGATTTCTTGCCTTTCAAAGCTGGGACTTGTCGTTTGATACGTGAACCCCACAAATAAAAGTGAATGAAATCATCATCACGGACAATGTCAGACCAGCCTCGAGTACTATTGAATGGGTTGTGTGCATCTAAATGCGTTCCTATGAACTTTCGGCTTTCGATAACTTGATAGCCACCATTTCCATCAGTAACCATCATATTGTATTCACATTCAAGACCCGCATGCCGTTTCATGCTTTCAACGCCGTACAAGAATTTATCAGATATATCTGTCACAATGATTTTCAAAAAGCCATACTGTTTAGCAAGACCAAGCCAAAAGACCTGACGCCACCAAATATAGTCATGTAATGACCCTTTGTTTCCTTGCGAATCCGCTGGAATATCAAAAGTCAAACCACCGTACTGCGAGCTACCACCGTTGGCGATTGTGCTTCGCTCATCCATGAAAACGTGATAGCGTCCCCAAACACTCTGTGTATTGAGTGTTGCAGTCTGTGTGTTTTCGCTACTGTCGTTACTGATAGCTTTGTTCTTTGTAGCATTTGAAAAGCCACTTAGAATGCCAGAATTGCCATTATACAAAATAAGCGTTTCTGACTTCTGCGCTGGTTTCTTATCGATTTCTTCTGGGTCGCCAACTTCATAAGTTCCATTTGAACTAACAGCACCAATCCAGCCATTATCACCGTTGTGCTTAATTCTGATTTTAGGATAAGCGGTTGCTGTCCCAAGATTCTTAAGCTTAGCTTTATAATGGGTGTTATCAATCTTCGTTATTGAGCCATAAGCACTATTATTAGTCGTATCAACTAATGCCGCTACCTTGTTTTCAGCATATGCCTTTGGCACATCAAAAGTTAATGTTAGCGTTGCTGTCGGTGGTGACGTGCTATTGTCTACTGTGATGGTTGGTTGACCGCTTGGCAATGCTTCCCATGCTTTGTTTGGTTCGTCGCCAAAAATCAATTCTTTTGCTTCCGCCACATTCAAAAAGCCCCCGAGTTTTTCGGAGACTTGGTTAAAATATGCGGAAGTTCCAGTCAATTTAATTGTGATTGAGATTTGCTTAACAGAAAGCGTATTGTACAAGAATTGTTGGCCGTATCGGTGATTTCCTTGGTCTTGATAGGTATTGTTGAATGTTGACGCTATATTTCTGTTGACGTCAGTAACGACTGCGTTTCCCCCAAGCCCATTAAAGGCTGAAATCAATTCATCATTACCATATTTAACACTTATACCAATCAAATAATTTCACCCCCTAAAAGCGCTTGTCTGCGCTCATAATTCGTATTTGCTGTTGACATGTAAGGCGCTAGACCGTTAGCAATACTTTGCCCATCAATAATATTGTGAAGTTCGATTGGGCTAGCACTGTTTGCCAACATTTGAGTAAGCAAGTTGATTACTGTATCAAACTTAGCTTCGAGTTTAGCGAGTGATGATTCGCTTGTGCCTGTTTGGCGCTCTGCTGGCGCTTCACCAGCAAATCTAGCCACCGCTTCAGTCAGTAATTGCCATGCCCTACCGCGCTTAGCGATGTCTGTTGGAATAACGTACTCTGGCATATTGCCTTCTGCGAGTTCGTATACACCGTTTTTAGAAACCAAACCACCGTTCGCATAGCCGTATGCCGCAACACGATTAAAGGCTGCGTCAGATGTACCATAGCGGTGTTTAATATAGTTAATGGCAGCAAGCAAGTTATCGTACCCATTACGGATATTATTGTGGCCAGCGTGTTTGTACGCTTCAAATGTTGGCCCGATGGTTTGCATGAGTCCGATAGATGGATGGCCTGCCATAGCATTGCTATCCCAATTGTTTTGTGCATTAGGGTCGCCGTTCGATTCACGTTTGATAGTTGCCAAAATTTTAGAAACTCGGAAGGCTGTTGGTTCAATACCATTAGCTTTCAACGCTCTTTCGACGTAGCTGCGCCAGCGCTCTACCGAACCACCTTGAGGATTGTCTAAACTGCTTGCCATGTTCAATGGTGCTAGCATTTTGGCGATCCAGTCAAACATTCCGCCAACTTGACCTTTAATGAGCTTGCGAAGCGGAGAATTCTCCTCTTTCGCTTTGTCTGCTACGTGCACGCCAAAATCAAGGAATGTATCGATTTGTGAGATTGGACGTCCAGAAAAGGCGTGGTAAGCATGACTGCCAGCATAGTTGTATTCTTCCCCTGAGAACGTATCTCCAGAAACTCCAGACACGGTTGAAACGTGATTTTGACCGTTTTTCGCGTAGACCGCAATCATACCTGGACGAGGTGTGCTACTGTGTGGCACAGGCGCATTAAGCCACATATTACCATTACCAAGATGGCTAAATAAGCTTGGGTTAACGCCTTGGTTGGCTAGTCGAGAAGCAACGAAAGACACACATTCTTTGAAGAAATAGCCCCATGGGTCAGCTCCGCTGTCGGCTGCTCTATCTTTAAATTGGTAATCGTCCCCAATAGCACCAGCCTGAACTTCTGGTGAAGCTTTCTCATTCGCCATACTCCACAATTCTTTCCACCAGTTCTTAGCGTTCTCAACTGGCTTCTTGTAAAGTGCATTACCTAAATGCTTAAACATGCCGTCTAGCTTATCAGAGTTTGGGTTGAATTTCTTGGCCAGCGTGTCAATCGGATGTGCAACAGCATCAGTGATGAAACTCAACATTTTAGTAAACTTATCAATACCATCTTTCAACCCGTTCCAAGCTGAGCCTGCCACGCTTGTGGCTGTGTTCCAGATTTTAGACCAGAAACCTGTTCCTTTGGCGAACGGTTTAGCGCCTGATAGCGCAGCCCACTCGCTTGCATTAAGCACCTCTGCACCAGCTGGCAATACTGCATAGGTATTACGACCAGGCACTGGATGAAGATCGCCATTTGGCATAATCACGGCTTCTTGGTTGCCAGTTTCGGGGCTATCGTTGCCGTCATTTAGCAAAGCTAGCGTAGTCTTGGTAATTGGATTGCGATAGCCATTAAACAATCCAGTACCGTTGGCGAACTTAGGAACTTCCGGAATTTTACTGATAGCATTTTTCGGGCCGCCGAAGTCGTGGATTAGCCCGTTGATACCTTCAATACCTTTATTTGGGATTCCAATGACGGCATTAATGCCATCACGCGCCAAATTTTTTAAATTGTTCCACATGTCATGAAAGCCATCTTTGATACCGTTCCAAGTATCTTTGAATTTGTTACCGATTTCAACTAAGTTATCAAATATCAAAGATTTAACATTCCCACCGAATTTCTTTTCAGCGTCTTTGTTAATTTCATCCCATTTGTTTGAAAGGTAATCTTTTGACTTTTTCCAAGTCTTAGACCATTTAGAATGAATTTCATCGTGCTTCTCTTTGACGTTTTCGGCCAACTTAGTCACACTTTTGTGCGTGTCATCTTTGATACCGTCCCAAGTTTTTGCTGTCGTTTTTTTGAGGTTATCCCACGTTTTGCCAACATTCTTCTTAGTCTCATCGACTTTCTTAGTGAGGCCTTTTTTAAGGTCACCAGCAATATTAACAATCCCTTTGACGAACTTACGGAACTTCTTGTTTTCTTTGTACATTAAAGCGAAGCCAAGAACTACCGGGTTGGCAAAGATTAGAATTTTGCCGATTGTGGTCATGACGTTCTTAATAGTCTTGCCGACGTTTACAAAGAAATCGCCGACTTTCTTAGCACCGTTCTTGATGCTTTTAACAACGTTGTCTGTTCCTTTTGAAATCGACTTCTTGAAATTGTTCCAGCCTTTAGATAAGTCTTTGAACTTATCTTTTAGCCACTTAATAGCGCCGCCAATTCCGTCTTTAATCGATTTTGCAATACCGTTGCAAAAGTCGCGGAATTTCTTATTATGCTTGTACAGCTCAACGAATCCAGCGACCAAAGCTGTGATAGCAACAGCTGCGATAAGAAACGGGTTAGTCATCACTGCCACTTTAATAGCGTTAAAGCTCGTTACAATGTTCCCTGCCATGACTTTAATAGCAGCACTAGCTGCATTAAAACCGGCTATTACTTTTGAACCAATGAAGTAAGTTGCAAACACTGCACCAAGAGCCTTAATGGCAGCTCTATGTTTGGCGAGTTCTTGGACAGCGCCAGAAAGTTTTGAAATTGGGTCAAACGACTTTTTGCTGTTCTTAAAGATTGCAGAGAATCCTTTTCCAATCTCTTTAATCGCGTCTGAAACAGTGTCCCACACGCCTTGGGCGAACAAACCTACAATTTCTGTCACACTTGAGACGATTTGAACAACATCGCCAGTATGATTATAGATATACATGAAGAACTTGTCCGACAAGCCAACGATTTTTTCAAACCCGCTTTTGAAAGCATTCATTGGCGACTCAGAGTCTTTCATGTTTTTTGAAATGCTTTCGAAACCATTAGAAATACCAGCAACAGCGTCAGCCATAACTTGCCAAACTGCGCCACTAAAATTTAAATTAACAGTCCCGAGTTTTTCCAAAAAATCCTTTATAGCACCTTTGCCTTTATCGAAAGACTCAACTACTTGCCCAAAAGTCATTTTGACAACGTTAGCAAATCGCCCTAGTGGCCCCATGGTAATAACGCTTATGTTATCTTTCATCCATTTGACGCCATCAGCCACTTTCTCAAACGCTTTAGCGACAATGTCGCCGAACTTAGTGATAGTTCCCGTGACTTTCTCTTTGCCAAAAGCGTCAAGAACATTTGTCATGCCAGTTGTAACTGTGGCTTCCAAGTTCCCAATTGCACCTTCAAACGTTTTAGTCGAGCGCGCAGCTTCTTCGGCGGCGTCAGTCGAACCTAGGTCTTGAATAGCTTTTAAGAATTCTTCTGCTGAGATTTGACCATCTGCCATAGCATCACGGAAGTCGCCAGTGTAAGCGTTCATGTTTTTCAAAGCTTCTTGCATTTTTCCTGATGCACCAGGAATAGCATCGGCCATTTGATTCCAGTTTTCAGTGGTTAGTTTACCAGCACCTGCGGTTTGCGTAAGTACCATACCAACCGATTTGAAAGTATCTGCATTACCACCAGCAACCGCGTTTAAGTTACCTGCAGCAATTGCAAGTTCTTTGTAACTTTCGATACCGTTGGCAGCTAACTGAGCACCAGTGTTAGTGATGTCGTTCAAATCATACACAGTATCGTCTGCATATTTCTTGAAAAGCTTAGTGGCTTCTTCGGTTTCTTCCTTAGTCTTGCCAGCGAAGTTCATCGTTGACTGGAATTTTTCAATCGCGTCAGAAGTGTTCATCACTTCGCCAGTCATGCCACTCAAAGCGCTAGTGACGCCTTGAATAGCTGTCTGTGCTAAACCGGCAACGGCACCAAACGAGAGCTTTTCACGGAAAGAACCTAAAACGGAATTGGTATGCGTCGCTTTTTCAGCGAGTTCTTGCATTTCGTTCGCAGATTCTTTGGCTTTTGCCCTTATTTTGTCGAAAAACGTTGGGTTAGCTTTTCGGAACTCTTCATTAAGCTTCTCTTGCTCGTTTCTAGCATGCGCTAAACTTGTAGCTGTCTCATCCAAGCGTTTCTTTTGAAGCAGGTATTTCTCGCTCGTCTTACCAGATTCGGCAGCGACTTTTTCGAGCATGCTCTCTTGAATCTTATATTGATTCGTGAGGTTTTCAATCGAGCTTTTTAGATGCTTGGATTTTTCTGCATTTACTTCGCTTTCTCTTCCTTCAGCCTGCAACCGTTTGATGTATGTTCCAAAAGCTTCGTTTTGTTGTTTGAGCTGTTGTTGCAAATCAACTAAGCCAGCGTTAAAACGATTCGCATTCGCTTTAGCATTAGCTAAACTTGTCGCAGTTTCATCCAGACGTTTCTTTTGTAGGAGATATTCGCTACTTGTTTTACCAGATTCGGCAGCAATCTTTTGCAGCATATCTTCTTGAGTTTTGTACTGCTTAGTAAGATTTTCGACCGAATTTTTTAGAATCTTAGACTTTTCCGCGTTGGCTTCATTCTCTTTGCCTTCGGCTTGAAGTCGTTTAATATATGTTTCAGAAGCTTCGTTCTGCTGTCTAAATTGCTGTTGCAGACCAGCTAAACCAGACTTGTAATAATCAAGGCTAGACTTAGCTTTCTGTTGTTGGCTTTCCATCGAAGCTAGTTTTGTTGTGGCTTGGTCGATTTGTTGTTGGTATTTTAGGTATTGCGCAGCTGTTTCGGAGGTATTCCCTTTGAGCTCAGACTGTTCGCGTTTCAAGCTGTCGATTTTAGCTTGTTGGCGAGTGATCGATTCACTCAAACCATCATATTTAGCTTTCGCAGCACCTAGGCTATCACCAGCGCTCTTTAATTGTGCTTCTTGTGCTTTCCAAGCACTTGTGGCACTGCTGACCAACTGAGTCAAATGCTTGATGGAATTACTGGCTCCCAAAGTATTCAATGAAATCTCAGTGGACATCGTAGCGTTTATTTTATTTGCCAATATTTTCCCTCCTTTCCTCAAAAATTAAAGAAGAGACAATGGGTCAACAACCCTATCTTCTTTTTCTTTTGCACTCATGATAGACATCAGTTCGTAATAATCAGTGTCATTGCATTCATCAAGCGTCCAACCAAAGTTGATGAGCGCTTGCTTGATGATTAGTTTTAAATCTTCAATTCTGTTTTCAAGTTCAAAGACTTGTTCACCAGCAGATTTTACTCTTTTGGGTCTTTAGCGTCCTCTAGTTGTTCATCATTCAAGCCAAGCATATATCCAGTAATTTGTTCAGAAATCTTTTGAACACGTTCACTGTCAAGATCAAGCAATTTTTCATAAGCATCGTCATCAAGATTCAAAATCGCACGAATGAACGCAAGTGTTTCATCCAAACCTTTCAAACTAGCGCTGATTTGACCAACCACATCGTCTTCATCAAGACCATCGCTCACTTTAGCCACCTCCAGCTGATAAGCGAACATGCGTTTCATGTTACGGATGCTTGTGTGCACTTTAAATGCTTTCTTTTGCAGTTCTGGGATTTTAATTGTTTTAACTTCCATGTCTTTTTTCCTTCCTTAACTTAAAAATAAAAGGCTGGATTTTAATCCAACCTAACAAAAATTAGTCGTGTTCTACTCCTGGAACACCAGCTGCTGCTGTGTAACCGCCGAAGACTTCTTTAAGCATGTTAGTTTTTTCAAAACCTGATGCGCCTGAGAAGTATTTCTTGAATGGTTCGCCTCCAAAGGCCTTCGCAGACAGAGCATTGTAAGTCATATTATCATCTTGACGTGTTTGTGCTGTATCTGTATCAGTAGCAACGTTTTGAGTAGTTTCTTGCATGATTCCATTCGCAAAACCAAAGTAAATTGAGTTTTTTCGGTCAAGTGTTTCTGATTCGATCAGCATTGCAACGTGTGGTTTATCACCCTTCAAAGTGTAACCGCCTTTTGTGTCTGAAACGAAACCTAGAACTTTTTGTTTTACTTCAAAATCAAGGTTGTTGAAGTCTAGAGCTACTGTTGGTGAACCCGGTGCAATTAAAACGTCTTGTACTGCATTGTTGCCAGAGACTTTAGTAGCTGAACCTTCCAAGTTTGAAATGTTCGCAGTCTTAGTACCAAGCATGTCAGCGCCAACTTCAACAATTCCTGATTCTGAAAGTCCGTTAGTGCCTTTAATGAGTTGTTGTGTTTTTGGATCTACTAGTGCTAGTGTCACCATTTTTAAACCGACAATTGCCATATTATTCTCCTTTTTATTAAATAAGTTTTTCGTTTTCAACATAGAAGACAGCTGTCAACTGCAGTGTGTCTGGATCTATGCTGTGTTCTCTAATGTCTGTGATTTTATAATGTTCTGAAACCAGCCATTTCATTAGCTTTGTTTCGAATGCGTCTAAATCAAAATCAATGTCCAGTTTATAAAAAATCTGGACTTCGATTTGATTCGTTTTGCCGAAAAAGCTGTCATTACCAAACATCCCAAGAAAGGCATCAGATTCTCTTAGCAGCACAATTGTCTTATCAGTATTTTCTTGAACTTCTTTTGGCAAGTTGTTTGCATATGTCTCACTTATTTCACCAAATCCTTTGCCATCAATTAAGTTCTTTAATTCTAATGTTGCTAACATCACTTAGCTCCTTTCTTTCGAATGATTTTGTCATATTCAGCTTTCTCAGCCAACAGCACTTTCTTTTGAACGGTGCTGTCATTCTGCACTTTTGTTACAAAGTGGTCTGCTTTATATTTCTTTGTCCCGTCGTTCAAACGTCTAGCGTTTTGAGCATGAAAACGATTTTTCCAACCAACGGTTGCTTTGCCGTTTTTCGTGCCATCTACGCCAGTTTTCTGGACAGACAAGCTATCTGCCATGTGCCCATATTTGGGGTCTTTATGGTTCGAGTAGTGCTTTTCTTTTGTGGCTTTAGCCAGCTCATCCTTGAAAACATCTGCCCCTGCCTTAGTTATCCGAGATTGTTCCGCAAGCGATAAATTCCCAACATTTTGAACTGTTTCCAACCATTCTTCCAAAGCTTGATCTAACTCAACCATTTTGTTTCCCTACCTTTTCCGATTTTTTCAACGTCACAAAGTCATATCTGTTTAATCCAAAGTTTTCGTCAGGACTAACTTTTGAAATATTGTAAACAGTACCGTTTAAACGCACTGCTTGCCCCTCTACCACCTTTGAATTGTGTCTTATGACAATTACCCTCGATTCACTTTCGCCTGCTGAAATCGCCAAATATTGCTGATTCAGCGTACGTGTATGAGGTTTGTAATGCAATGTGAACTTTGGTACGAACTTAGGCACGCTAATGCCAGTAAACTGGTTAGGTACTGATTCATAAGCGCCAAATTCAGCTTTGTTCCTAAAATCGACTGCCGAATATTTCTTAACCATTCGCATCCCCTTCCTCATAAACAGCGTATAAGCCACGTAGTTGGCTTATAACACTGTTTAAAGTCAAATCGATAGAATAAGTCATAGTATCTGTTAAAGCCACTCTGTATGTGTAATACGAGCTTGCTAATGCAAGCACCGCTGTGTCATAGAGTGACTTAACGTTTTCTTGCTCAAAAAAGCCGTCAGCGTTACCGACAGCATTCTTGATATATGTTTCAGCTGTTGTGATGTATGCTTGGATAAGCGCAACGTCGTCACTCTCATCTAAGTTTAGTGCTAACATCACTTGTTCTTTGGTAACGCTCATTGCTTAACTCCTTATTATTCTTTTGCTGCTGCAGCTGCTGCTTGGAAGTTTGCTGTTTGATCTGCGATTGCTGTGAATGATGCAGGGACAAAAGCTTCGCTATCAACAGTGACCACGTCAAAGCGGTCGATTACGCGGATTTTAGTAGTGTCAGTTTCAAACGCACCAGCACCAATATTTGTAGCAAGCAATGACATGTTTTCGCGATCAAAAAGAGTTACGGCTTGTTTCAAATCGCCGAAGTATAGTGGGCGCGCTGTAGCTTTATTTGGCAACCAGCGGTCAGCAACTTCTTTGACAGGATAGCCGTCAATAACATAGCCTGTAGGTGATTTCACATCGCGTTGCATTAGGTAGTCACCCATTGCGTTCTTAACTTTCTTAAGTGCTGTGAAACCAGATGTGTTAGTCAAGAACATTGATGTTGGTTTGATGGCTGGGTCAACTTTTGCTTCAAGGTCGATGATGTCATCCCATTTAGCCAATGTTGGTTTTGTTGGCAATTTATCAATTGCTGCAATAATTTTAGTGTTACGAGTAACAACAACTTTCTTAGCAATCCAGCTTGATAGCCATGCAATGATGTTTTCGGCTGTGTCTTTCAAAAGTGAGTTAGTGACAGTTGTAATACCTGCATAACGTTTAATAAGATATTTAATAGTTGTCAATTGAGGGTCATTGTTATCGCCAATTTTCGCGCCTTCTTCATCGATTTCAGAAAGAGCTGTAATGTCAGACCATTTTTCGTAAACGCGAGAACCTTTAGAAGTTGAAACGCGCTCTACGTTAACATATTCTTGCAATGAATCGTATTGACGAACCAAAGTGTGAATAGTAGTTTGAACATCTTCTGGAATAGTCAAACCAGCATGGCCAGCACCTTCTGTTTCATCAGATGAAACCATGTTTTTAATTTGTGCGTAATTTCCGTAGACCAAGTTTTTGAAGTCGTTAACAAATTGGTCTTTGATTTCCAATTCTTCATCGTTAAGCGGTGCTTTTGGTGTTTCGATTGCAGCAATTGCTTGTGCTTCAACTAATTGTTCTTTCAAAGCATCACGACGAACTTTTGCGTTATCTCGTTTGTCTTTCAAGTCAGCAAAAGCTTCTGCTGAAAAATTATCGTCGTTCAAAGCGTTGTTAATTTGTTCGTTAAGGTCTTCTACGTTGTGACCTGCTTCGACCCATAGGTTATTAAGTGTATTAATGTCCATTAATTTTCTCCTTTTTTGTCCAGTAAAATAGCCAGCTTACGTTCTCGTACAGAGTTAGTAGGCTGACTTGATTGTTTATTCAATTTTTCTTTAGCAATCAAATTCTTGAATTTGTTGATTGCTGCTTTGCTTGGCAAAGCATGAACGGCATTTTCAAAGATTGGCTCATCATCGGATTCATTGAACATGATTTCGTCCGCAAAGCCTTTGTCAACTGCAACTTTTGCATTCATCCAAGTTTCATTTGACATAAGTTGTAAAATATCTGTCTGTTTCATGCCTGTTTTAAGCTCGTAAGCCATAGCGATTGATTCATCAATACCGTTTAGGACTTCTGATTCGTGTTCTAAATCGTCACTGTTTCCGACTGTAGAAACCGAAGCTTTATGAATCATAAGTTGACTTGTCGGTGACATTCGAACAGTATTTCCAGCCATCGCAATGACACTAGCAGCACTAGCAGCTAAACCTTGAATGTTAACAACGATGTTCTTTTGGCTATCTCTAAGCATTGTGTAGATTTCGCTTGCTGCGAATACATCACCGCCGTTCGAAGCGATGTCTAAAACGATTTCGTTATCTTCGTCATTCAAGATAGCTTGTTGGATTTTTTTAGGATATGTACTAGACATTCCAAACCATTCATAAAACTCACCGACATCATTAGAAACAATGTCGCCCTTAATATCAATCTTTCCCATCTCCCTCACCCCCTTTCAATGGCTGTTTACTGCTGTTCAGGTTCTCGCCAATTGGCAAATCTTTAGGTAGAATTTCTGCTTGTTGTAACATATACAGGCCTTGATTTTGAGCCACTACACCAGTTTTAACCAACTCGCTAATACGCTTGATATAATTTGAACCGGTTGGGTCAACCGCTGGAAAAATGTCTGAATCAATGTCGCACCCAAGCTTGTTACTTAGTTCGCTAACAAAGGGTCTCAAATATCTTGCGACCGCTTTAGCATAGACGTTCATTGACATATCCAGTGATGATTGTTGGTCGCCTTTACCACCAACCACGTTTTCTGGGATGCCATAGACTTTAGCGAATTGGCCTGTCGTCCAATCAGCTTGACTAAGCAGTTGAGCCACGTTCGATTTAATTTCAAGTGGTTTAAATTCTTCTAAGTCGTCCAAAACCAAAGGGCCGCCTTGCATTTGTTTCATAGCTTGACGTGAGCGAGATTGTTTGGTCTTAAAGTCCAAAAGGCCGCCGCCTTTAATTTTCAGAATACCGTTTGCATTCAATGCGTTCTTGAGTGAATTAAGCGTTAGATTATCGCTGGCTTTCTGGATGTTCAACTCTCTGGTTAGTGCCATAAGTGGACTGACGCTGGTTTTGCCACCATCGACAGAAAGCAGACGAAAATGCAAGACGTCGTTTTGCGGGATATTCAGCTTAGCTCCGATTTTTGGGTCGTCAAACGTGACGTTATAATAGAGACCATTTTCATAATCCATCGTATTCACGCTGACCTGAGAAGGTCTCAAGAATTCCCATTTGACGTCTTTCCCGTTAACGTTTCTCCATCGATAAGCGAATGCTTCACCACCCAGTAGCATTTGAGCAAAAATAGATTGATAAAAACCAAAACAGTTTGAATTATTCGTTGGGTTATCGATAATCCCTTGCATACGTTTGTTAGCAGTGAGTCGAACTGTAGCCAAATCATTCGAAAGCTGATTGATGATTGAAAATAAATCCGAATTCTTCAGAGCTGACTTAGCAGACACCCATTCATTGCCAGTTAAATTAGCTTTCAGAAAGTTATAATCATCATCACCAAAGAATTGTGTAGCAGGTGGACTCTCAGTTGACTGATTCATAAAATTAAAAATCGGCAAATATTCTCACCTCCTTTCTAAAGCTCACTGCTTAATCAAATTTTGACTTAATCCACTTATAAAGTTCTGCGATTACGCAAAAGATAAAAGCCAAAATAGGCAATAATGCGAAAAAACTGAGAACAAGAAATACTAAGAACACAAATACGCCCATCATTATTAGTGCTGCATTTAAAATTGCTGATACCATCATTTTTCTCCTTTACTAGAAATTAATTCGCTGATTAAACCAGCTAGAAAGAATGTGATTGTCATACTAATACCAAATGCAATGTGTTGCTGATAATAAGTTGTTAAATTAGCTGAAATTGCTGCTAAAACGAACATAATCACATCAAAAACAGCCCAAATTGCTTTAAAAAACTTTAAAATCATTGTTATTTTCACCTCTAATACTCGTCCAATAGCCCGCTTTCTGGGTTTTTTAACCAATCCAAAACAGCCTCTTGCGACATGTGCTCTACTTTCCATGTAGGGTTGTTTGTGATTGCATAGTCTTCAAACGCATACATACCGTCATAAAAGCCATCAATAAGCGCATCTACCACGTCGATTTTGTAAGTCGATTTCATCTTATCTACTTGGATACCGATGTTATCCTCTTTGATAACGGCATTTATCAAGGCTTTACGCATGATTTCATCATCAAGGCGTGTTATATTGCCTTCGATAAATAGCGTCTGTAGGAACTTGGTAGGGTCTTTTAACTCACTTGTCCGTTGTCTGATTGGCATCAAAGGGAAACTTGTATTAGCCTCTAACGCCTTAATAATCTTAGACACGCCCATTGCGTCATAACCAAAAAAGACAACGTCAAGTGCGTTGTCTTCGACATAATCTAAGAACCAGCGGTAAACCTCCTCTGGGTTGATAAGGCCTTGTGGATGGCTTGTAATCGTACAAAAGCCCTTGGCTTCCAAGTCTCGATAGTTAACACCGTCTTGTTCCATTTTTGCCTCAAGCGAACCAGCTTGCTGCCAAGGAATAAAACTATGCTGTTCTACGTGCCATTTTTGGCTACCATCTTCCCCCAAATACGGGTAGACAAAACCAATCGCCGTATTATCGCTAAACATTGACGCATCAAGACCAACATAAACACGTTTGCCGCGTATATCAAATTCAGGGATAACCGCATTTTCTATATCTTTTAAGTCAAGAAAGCTGTTGCTGTCAGCAAGCAACCAACAATTCATATTTTTAACTTGAAAATCAGCAAGCTTACCCATAAGCATTTTTTTATCACGCTCAGAAAGCAAACCTTTCATAAGACTATCTTTCAAGTCTGGGTGGTTCAGCAGCGGATTGCTTTTAGCCCACGTTTCTGGTTGAAACGTTTCTTCTAGATTATCTTGTGACCAAATCAAGCAAAGTTGGTCATCTCCAGACCTATCAAAATCACGTTCCATGATTTCAATCAATTTCTTTTGTTCTTGATGGAATGGCACATCTGGTGTCTGATAAGACGTTGAAATCTCGATAAAGCGAGAGCCTTCAGTGTTAACCTGACCAGATGTGATTTTTGAAATACCTTCATCACTCTTAAGTTCGCCGACCTCATCGGCTACGGCCAGCTTGAAGTGTTTCGAGTCAAATTTCCCAGATTCAAAAGAAATTGTTTGAATGCTGTTGCTATCAACCGTTGCTTTAATTTCTCGTGTATACAATTGCAAACCAGTTTCGACTGCTAACGACTTGAACGGTTCATTCTCGATGATTCTTGACATCATACTTTTAACATATGTGTAGAGTTTCATCGTTTGTTCGAAGTTTAACGAACTGACCAAAAAGTCTTGGTTACTAAGTCCGATTGTTTCAATTAAGAACGAATAGTTAAGACTGATGCCAGCTATCATGGTCTTACCTTGCGCACGAGCCATTGAAAGAATGATGTTAACAAAACGTGGCAAACCATCTAAATCAAACCATGCGAAGATTTGACTGAAGATAAATAACTGCCAGTCCATCGGCTCTAGCTTCTTGCTCAGGTCGTCAACATTTGGCACTAATGATAAGAATTTCAAAAAGCGGTTGAATGCATCTACTGAGTACGTGTAAGGAAAATCCTCTTGACCTTGTCTTTGAAGGTCTCGAAGGTGACGGAAACAAGCTAATTTGATATTGTATCCAGCCACTATTTTTTCGTCCAACACATCAAAACAATATTCTGTTCCTACGTCTGTATATTTTCTGCGAATAAAAGAAAAATCGATACTTTGATAAGCACCGACTACATCTTTTGTTTTTGTTAAATCAATGTTGACTATATTTCCTCACCTCTTTCTATCCAAAGAATTCTTTCATCTTATCTTTAACTTCGCGGTTATCCGCCTGTTCACTCGCAATTTCCATCAATTCTTGACGTCCTTTTGGTGTCAAACCAAGCTGTACACCTATTTTATTCAAAGTGTCCACGGCGTCTTTCATTGTGGCAACTGCTGGATTCTTTTTAAAACCAAGCGACTGCTCACCGAGAATCTCACCAGACCCTTGAGCTTGAATTGGCTTTTTCATTTCCTGTTGAATCCCATTTTGTTTAATATCCTCGTACGCTATTTTGTAGATTTCATAATTTGTGCAGTAAGTTTCGACCAAAAATGTATCAATGCGTTGAACCTTATTTGTGCTTTCTAAAAACGGAACGATTTTGCGCCAAACTTCCCTTGACACTGTCCCCAAGTGGTTTGGCGGGTCGCTGGGTAAAAGCCCATTGTTCTGCTGATAATATGGATTTTTAACCACTCATCATTTCTCCTTTCAAAACTCTTTATGACACCCCTTTAAAATCTGAAAAATTGGTCTGCGGTGCAAGCGAACACCTTGTGGTGGCTCTCCTTGTCCCAAAATAGGGGGCGGGGGTCATTTTAAAACATCTCGAATATAATTTATATTCCCGAATGTTAAAACTCGATACAGGGCGTTTTAGAGGCCTTCTCGGACGTCTTTCTTTTTGCGGGCTATCAATCCAGCCCATTGGCTCACTGAGAGCTTTAAATTGACGTTCTTATGCGTGTTTCCTTGGCCAGTCCCGTAGATCTCTTGTTCCAACGTTCTCTTAACATTGTCGCAGTCTCTACAAACCGTCGCGATGTTGTTTAGCTCCGTGCGTATTTCTGGAGCTATCTCAGCAGGCGTTATGTGGTCGCCAATCCTCGAGTTAGGACGTACAATGCCATTAGCCAGACAGTACTGACAGCAGTAGTTATCTCTCTCAAGTGCTTGCCTTCTCAATGATGACCAAGTTACCGATCTATAGAACTGATAACGTTCTTTATTATCTTCATCTCTGTTGCGAACTCGTTTATTATAGTAAGTTCGACTATATTTCTCACGCTGCTTAGCATACTCAGCCTCATATTGCTTGTGCTTGTCACAATAATATGCAGGTCTTTCTACCAGCGCGTGACATCCTGTATATTTACACCTTCGAACCATTGCCAACCTTATCACTCCTTTCTTTGCATAAATAAAAGGCAATAGCTATTTGCTACTGCCTTATCCTTATCATTCGATAATACTATGATAGCACCTCACGCTTATAATGCGTTATTGATTACTGTATATCATTGTTTGGTACTGTTAATTACTATAATTTACTATAAAATCCAATACCGCCTTACCATCCACACCCGTGACGTGTTTTCAAAACACCCCATCTCAAATAGTTATTGGTACCGTTACACAAAAAAAGAGGATTGACTATTTCAATCCTCTAAAAGCTTTTCCGCTTTGCGCAACCAAACATAGTAAGTTGGTTCACTTATTCCGTCAAATCGCTCACATATTTCATTGATAGGCAACTGCTCAATATAAACCATTTGTAAGAGGGTTCTAGCATTGCTATCTTCGACTTCTGCAATCTGTTTTCTAAACTCTCGCTTCTCTCTTAATGCTTTAGCAGTGTATTCTTCAACATCTTCTTGTGTTGCCATTAATTCAACATATAAGTCATCTTTCTTCTTACGACTTCCATTTTGAACTTTGTCAGCCTGCAAAGGACTAGCATTAATTTTAAGAGCTTGAGATTTTAGTTTCTCTAATTGATTCATTTGACTTTCAATATATCTGTCAAGCGCTTTGATTTTTCGCAATCGCTCATATGTTTTCATCTTGCTACTCCTTGAATATGATATAATATTAATGAAGAATTCATATTAAAGAAGAGCTTGCGCAAGCAGGGCTTTTTTCTTTTTGGGCAGGCGCACGACCCAAGCATTGAATTTCATAAGGAAAGTAACGCCTTGCATAATCACAGTCGACTGATAAACTGCTTTAGAATGTTTTACAGAAAGATTTTAAGGAATACCTCGTTTCTAAATATTTCAGTCTGTTGCTAGCTAGCCACCCAGTAGACTAACTAAGCTATATACTAATTTGCGTGAGAAGAAGTGTGTTAACACCTCTATTCCATTTTATTTTATTCTGGGTTATACCCGTCACAGGATTCGAACCTGTGCGAATACCATAACGAGTTGCTCACCGTTCAACATAAAAGAAGTTTTCGTGGCTATATATATCCCTTTCGATCGCCAATCCACGTTCAAAATAGATTTTTTGCGTGACTATTTCTTCATTCTCGTAATCAATAGCAAGGGTGTCGTATGATTCAATCATCCGTTGTTCATCTTTAAGCCACGCTCTAAATTTTGGTATTGTCATTTTAAATCCCTTCTGCTGTAATTACTATCACACCTGGAGCTACCTTATCCACTTCAATCTCGCTATCGTTAATGAAAAAAGTACATCCGTTTTTATCAGCTTCTGCTAATACGTCCAACACACAGACATTTTCTAATCTTAATCCGACCTCGTTCCACTCATCGAATTCTTGCAACTTCTCAATTAGTTCTCTAACAGTCATTCTTTCACGTCTTTCGCAAACCGCCACGCCCACTCAAAATCCTTCTTGATTTCTGCTTCAGTCAGCTGATTAACTTTACTTTTTCGCCAATCGGAATTCATGGTATGAGTGATAAATGTATTTCTGTACATATCTTTAACAAGTACAGTATGACCCAATCCATGAGGATTCGGAATCTCAACTGTATACCGCTTTTCTTTATCAACTTCATAGCCGTAAAGCCAAGCTTTGGCGAATAATTCGCTATTATTACCCTTAAAACGCCAACATTGCAGTCTGTCGTCCATATTGGCATAAGCACCATGTAGAGCATAAAATTTCTCATGCTTACAATATTCAATATACTCCGCCACAAATTGTGGTACTACTGGCTTTTTTGGTTCGGCAAGTTGTTTAATGATACTCAGCGCCTTGTCTAAACCATAATTAAAAATTGTGTCGTCTTCGGAAATAAAAGGACTTTTACACGCTTCAATCTTCTCAATCACTTCTTGTTTATTCATTCTGTCACCTCTTTTATTTCAAAAGCTGGGTTATTCCAAAATTTAAATTCTTCAAGTTCACTTTTAGTAAAATAGCATTTAGAGCATTCATCATTTATCGGAACAGTACTAATACCAATCTTGTTAGCAGTTTTTATTATCCCGATATATGTTTTGCCAAAATCTTCGTTTGAGAATTTAACTGTATACAGTTTTTCTTTTTCGACTGTGTAACCGTCATGCCAAGCCTTAATAAAATCATGGTGGTGAGCAATAACCCAAAGCCACACCTCGTGATAATAACCATTACTGTTATCTAAGGTTAGATTATCATACATATGGATTGCGGACGCATCCGAAAAAGATTCTTTCTGATCTTCTATCCACTCCGCAACAAACTTTGGCACTACAGGTTTTTCTGGCTCGTCTAGTTGTTTGACAATATCTAATGCATCATCTAAAGCACGATTGCGAACTAAGTCTTCCCACGCATTAAAATTGCTTTTTCCTTTTTCAATTTTTTCAATCGCTTCTTGTTTATTCATCATCTTCACCTTTCAAAATATTCACATGATACTTAAACTCTTTAGGCACATCTTGCATTGTGTAACCCATGATATTTAAGCTGTTTTCAATAATTTCCATTCTCTCTTCAAGAACCTTGACGATACCTTCAGCTTGTGTATACCTAACACAAATATCGATATCATTCCCTTGAATATCCTCGACAATTAATGCAATTTCACTGTCGTAATAACAAGCGTCAATGAAGCTCTTTAGTTCTATGTACTCTTTGACTTTCTCACATAGACTAGTAATTTCAATAATATTAATCGGCTCACACATCTTCTTTTCAATCGTCATTCGTTGTCCTCTCTCTGCTTAAAATAAGCTTTAATTGTATCAATAAGATAGTAAAGCAGACCACACGCCACAAATCTTACTCGTTTCTTCTTGTCGTAAATCACAAACATTGGAAATGTCAGCCAAGCTAAAATTACTAAATAAATGCTAATCATTTTCATTTTCCTCTCCATACCTGCAAACTAAATCTGCTAAATATCCATAGTTTTCTTCATCGTCTGTTAACATATTCCAATTCACATCGTGTTTCGAAAGCCAATCAGAGAAATTTAAATAGTTGTCAATCTCGAGTTCAAAATAATCACCCCAACTCCAAAAGTAACCATCAATTTTCACACAATCTCCATATGGATTTTCAAAAGTTAAAACTGGATTATCACACCACATTGAGCCAAAACATAATTCACATGTTCCCGTTTGTTCTTCTTGCGCTTGTGACGTATCAACATCTACTAACTTAATTCCTAGCATCGATTTTAACCCCTCTCTCGTCATCTCTATGACGTTTTAATTTGCTTCGAATATAATTTATCTAGCTTACGCATAGAGCCTTTAAAAGGCATTCTCTGCGATATAACTCACGTCTAATTTTTTCTTCTTTAGATTTTGGCGCTGGCATTTCGAATATGTCTTCGCAAATTTCATTATCAACTATAAACGCACTAACTATCGAACCGTCTTTTAACATTCTCGCTAGCTTCCAATCTTTGATTCCAAAGAATTCACACGCTTCTTTACGTGAACCCTCAAACACTTGCTTAGTTTCAAAATTAGTGTAGCGCTGAATTCTTTTCTTCTGTTTGATTTTAATTTCACCGATTTTTTCCCTGGTGACACAACCTCGCTGAATACGAGAATTTAGCGTTCTTTCTTTGATTTTCAAGTATTTAGCGTATTCATCTCGTGTACCCTCGAATACTCCACCTGTTTTTAAATCGGTAAATCTATAAATACCCTTAGCAATATTTGTCATACATTACCTCTTTCATTCGTTTTAAAACTGTGCTGTCATACTCTGGCATTTTAGCCAAATCAAGATATTTCTTGACTTCGTTTGGTGTAATGTCTAGCATTTCAGCAATTTCAACATAGCTTTTTAGACCATTTTTAATCGTCCAATTTCTAAAATTTCGACAAACGTCAAGTGGTGTGCCAGTTTTCGTTTCAACAAACGTCACTGTAAATTTAGCTCTATTGCGATTTCCTGCTCTGCTCATTCGATTTCCTCGATTTCTATTTCGATACGTGGATTTGGACTATAAAATTTTCTAGCTTGCAAATCACAAACGATATTATCATCAGACCAAACGATTTCAGATTTTGAAATGCTGTCAAACAATGACTTGATTAAGTTATCCAAATCTGGCTTTTTAACGTGTTCTAAACGCCCTGAAATGTATTTTGAATATAATTGCTTAGCTTTATCTTTTGCACGCTCTGACGGCTTTTTAGAGACGTTCTGTGGTGCTCTCATGTAAAACGTTACTTTTACACAAACAGCACCGTCAAAATAACGCCCATCATAATTTTCTTTAATGTAATCCGTGACCTGCTTTCGCCACTTCATCATTTTTGGGTCTTCATACACTGCTGCATGTCGTCCTCTGATTGTGGCTCGTGGTCTTGATTGTGGTTTGGGTTCAAATGGTATTAGAAACATCTTTCTTCCTACTTTCCTAATTCCCGACTAACGTCGACCACTTCTTGACGTTCTTTGGTGTACCAATCAAAATAAAGCTCGTGTGTTTTGCTGTTATAAGTTACTTCCACATAATCAGGCAATTTTGAGCTTGGATTGCTCATCGGATAAGCTTTCTTACTGTCAAAGCTAAACAACCCTTTCATATTGCTAAGCGTGTAATTAAACCAAACCATATAAACTTCATACGATTTAATTTCAAGATGCTCTGAAATTTTATGTTTAGCATAACCCTCAAAATCTTCTTGCGTCAGTTTGATAAGTTCTTCTTTCATTTTTAAACTCCTTAGAATGGTAGGTCGTCATCTAAGATATCCATTGTATTTGAATTACCAAATGAATTTCCCTGCTGCATATAGCCGTTTTGCTGTGGTTGTTGATTATATCCGTTTGATTGTCCTTGCTGGTTGTCGTTCTTGCTATCTAACAAGTCGACATGTTCAGCTACTACTTCAGTTACATACACACGCTGTCCTTGTTGATTTTCATAGTTACGCGTCTGAATACGACCAGTCACACCGATTTGCGAACCTTTACCGCAATACTGTGCGATAATCTCTGCAGTTTGTCGCCAAGCAACAATATTAATAAAATCTGCTTCGCGTTCGCCATTTTGATTTTTGAATGTGCGATTCACTGCAAGCGTTCCTGTTAATACGCTTGTGTTACTCGCTGTCTGTTTTAGTTCTGGCGCTTTAGTTAAGCGACCGATTAAATTTACATTATTCATTAATTTCCTGCTTTCTTTTTACCTAATTGATTCACGATGTTGTTTACTGACGGAAGATGAATCATTAACAAGTCTGTAATGTCGTACACACCCATTTGAGAGCAGATATAACTAATTGCTTGCTGCGTTTGTTCGTCACTAGTGCTTTTAGCTTCAATATTACTCATAAGCTTATTGAACTCATCTTCTGTAATTTTTTGATACTTATCAACATCTTCTTCACCCATAGCAAACAGACCTTGCAAAGCGTATTTCCTTGCGTATGAACCAACAGCTCCTGTCCATTGCGGTGCTTGCATTTGTTGAATCGTTTTACCTGCCTTCGTTGTAATTACAGGTACTTCGTTTAATTCAGCTATTCCTTGACTGCTGTATTTCTTGCCATCTTCTTCTCGCTCTACGATTGCTTTTGCGATATAGAACAGCCTATCACCAAAAATTGCGATACTATCATCAAATACAAGTGTCCAGCCTTCAGAAACTTTCTTAAAATGCGTGTCGATTTCTTCAGCGGTTCGAAAAGAATAACTCACGCTGCCTTTTTGGTTTTTCGGAACTTGCATTTTCTTTTGTAATTGCTCAAAAGATTGCATATTACTTCACACTTCTTTCTAACATAATGTCGCATAATTTTTCTTCAACGTCGTAACTTTGACGTCGTTGTTTACGTTCTTCTTGAAGTTGTCTCTGTTTCTCATCAATCAGCACTTTAACGTTGTCTAATTCAAATTGTTTTTGTTCGTTTGCAAGAATTTCTTTGATTGAAATTTCAATCTTGTTAATTAGTTCTATACTAAATCTTTGCCATTTAATCTCAATCAATTCATCTTCTTTGTATTTTGGCAATTGAATATATCCAAGTTTTTGATGAAAATATTCAGCGCTTGTATATTCACCGAATTTAGCAACTAAGTTCATATCTTTATCAATGAATAATCGCATTTAACATCTTCCTTTCGTTCTCTTTAAATTCCAGATTTCACGCTTCAAGCGTTTATTTTCTTGTTTTAAACTCACTATCTCGTCTTGATATTGATTGATAATTTCGCCGCACTCGATAGCAAGATTTAGATAGTCGCTTGTTCTGTCGTAATATGACTGCTCAAAATCATCTTCTAAAATTATCATTCAAATTGTCCGTTTCTAATCGCATCTTCAATGTCTGACAAGATATAACCTTGATAAATCGCAATCGCAATTTCATTACACATAGTTGCGCTCATAGCAATCCTGTACTGCTTTTCAACTTGCGCCAAAATTCTGTCGAACAAATCAATCTGGCTATGAACATATCTGTCTTGTGAACGTCTAATTTTAGTTGATAGATACTCTAAATTTTCATCTTTCATAGTTTCACCTCTTCAACTCCTGAAACAAAAATACTTGACATTGTATCCTGAACTTTCGATGATACTTCGTCAATGAAAGTGTAAGCAGCCATATATTGATTTGGTGCTTCAACTTCCATTCCAATATCGACACCGTCAAATCTTCCAGATACATAATATTTCTTCATTATTCCACCTCTTTAATTTCAAACGCTGGATTATCCCACAACCCTAAGCCTTCAAGTTCTGTTTGTGTATAACAGTAGCTCTTAAGTTCTTTTACATAATTTTTATTAGTACTACCCATCATATATTTCTTATTCGCTTTTTCAGAATTTAAATACTCACCACTCACTTTCAACCGTGCTGTATACAGCTTCTCTTTCTTGACTTCGTAGCCGTAAATTAATGCTTTAACAAGGCGCTCTTTCAAGTTTTTAAATTCGTTAAGTGTCAACTTTAATGTATCAAGCTCTATTTTTTCGTCTTCGCTACGGAAAGAGAAACCACATCCGAAGCCAGCTCTTGCAACGTAATACAGAGTGTCACAGATTTTAGAATGTCCTGAACATTTTTTAAGTCTCTCAAGCCATTCTGCTTCCTCTTCGTTTAATATTGCTTTTTCTGGCTCGTTAACAGAAACAATGTCTTTTTCTTTTACGTCGATAAATTCATCTGCCATCAGCACCTCGTAAGGATAAGAAACTTCACTACAAGGACTTACGCCTACAATTTGCCCTTTTAAATAAATGTCATCACCTTTTTTATATTTCATTTCTTCACCTCAAAATACAATCATTTTCATTTGAGACATCTTGCTGTCTCGTGCTAACTTGTTGATTAATTCTTCTTCGCTAAGTTTTAATAACATAGCTCTTACTTCGTTCGAATAGCTGTAATAATTTTGTTCAAACTGCTGAATGAGTAGCTCGTTCATACTTGCCAGCCTTTCCAGTATTCCGAAAGGTCAACCGATGTAATAGCTGTCACTGTTTTCTGCGATGTTAAAATCTGTTCTTTGTATGGTAATAGACCTGCGTTGCGTTCAATGTCATTTTTCGGCAAATAATAGCCGCCTCGCCTCGTTCTACGACTTGCAATGATTGGTTGTTTGAATTCGCATCTCAAGCGCTCTACAACCTCTTTAACGCCTCGCTCGCTGATGTCAAATTCAGCTTTCAGCAATTTCAGTGGTACTGGTCGCTCAAAACTGCCGTGATTCTTAATGTAATTCAAAATATTAATTTCCAATTCATTCATCGTTTGCTTTCAGCTCCTTCCGAAAATTTAAAAACACGGTCTTTGTCTCCTCGCATACCTTTTGTTAAACGATCAACAAATGCATTGTCGTAAATCTGGATTAATTCTTTTCTAGTAAAATTGGTATTTACAATAGTTTTGCTGCGACTGTCTAAAATGTTGAATAGGAAACGATAAGTCCAATCGTTAGCTTGTTTCATATTGTTTTCTGTCGTACTTTCTTTGCCTAAATCATCTAGAATAAGATAATCGCAGTTTGTTAACAGTTTTGTAGCGAATTCTTCTGTAAATCGTCCGCCACCATTAAAACTAGCTTGCACGCGCTGGATCAATCTTGCGACCGGCATAAAGATAACACTTTTTGGTTCATTGTAAATTTTAAATGTGTCGTTCAGCTGTTTTGCTATTGCAATTGATAAATGGCTCTTTCCTACGCCTGGACGGCCTTGCAAGAATGTATTTCCTTCTCCGCCTTTTCCGTAATATCGAACCGCTCTTTGAGCAAATGCGTGCGCTTTTTGATCTTCGAAATTATGTTCTTCAAAATTCTTCATTGTCGCATTTTTTAAATCATTCGGAATAATGCTCACAGACTCAAACATACTCCACGTTTTAGCTAGCATTCCGTTAACTGTCTGCTGTTCAGCACTAGACTGTTTCAATCGTTCTAATTCGTCTTTCTGGCAATCAAGACACATAGCAACGCTGTTGTATTCGCTATCCCGTGTCATACGTCTATAATATGGCTTATTGTGAATCGTACAGACATCTCCAGTATCTAGCAAAATCTTATTTGCTATCATGTAATCAAAAGACATCAATTCCATAAAACACCTCTAAAATCCAAAATCTGGGTCTGGTTCTTTCAAAGCTATTTTTTCAGCTTCTGAAAACCGTTCTCTAGGTTTGCGATAATTGCCAAAAAACTGTTGTTGCTTTTTCTTTCTGGCTTCAAAGTCAGACAATCTTTTTTCAACTTTTTCAAGGGTGTTATCTCCTGCTTTGTGCCAATCAATCAAAATCTTGTTAACATATTTCCAGCTGATTTTATTGTTTGTTACTGCTTCTTTCAAAGCAGCATTTACAACTTCAACTGGCATATCATCTTCATCAATCCATTTATTGATGTCCTCGATTTCAAATGGTGTCAGCAATCTTCCAAAACATTGTTGAAAGATTTCAAAAAGTTCTTTTTTACTCAATTTTTCACCTCTGCTTATGCTGATGTTTATTTATAATTAGTATTTATTTAATATTAGTAATTATTTATTGTTAGTATTTATTAGGTATCGAAATTCTAAAGTTAGATTTTCTAAAGTTAGATTTTCTAAAGTTAGATTTTCTAAAGTTAGTCAGATAATTCTTTATCAAGTTGTTCTTTGAGCTGTTTAAACATTTCATCACTGATTTTCCTATCGGCGCAAAATCTATATCTTTGCAATCCTTCTGAACGTCTGACTATTCTTTTATAAGTTCTGATGTAATGATGCTCTTCAAGTTCTTTGATGCCTGTCCTAACAGCTGAAACCTTGTCTTTTGACCGCTTAGCTATTTCTTCTGGATACACCCGCCAATTTTCTTTATTTCTTAAAATGACCATCAGTATTCCTTTAGCTTTGAAAGAAAGCTCGTTATCATCTAGAAACTCATTACTAACAGCCGTATAATTTGATGTGGTATTTTTGAAAGATATACTGCATTAATCTTCTTCCTCCTCTAAAAGCTCTTTTGTTGTTTTAACAATCATTAAAGCGGCTTCCAAACCTGCTATAAATGATTTAGTTTCTCGTCGTTTACATAACAGCGAAATATGCGCTGTTTCCAGACTTTTAATGACATTATCCAGAGCTTCTACTTTTATTTTGTTTCACAAAGTTAAATTCATCATATCCTAAGATATATTCAACGCTGACGTCAAAGTAATCAGCTAAAACTTTAGCTGGTAAGGTTTTTACTGGAGTTTTCCCGACTTCCCAATTTTGTAAGGTTCTTAATGATATACTTGTTTTTAAATTATCATTAAGTATTCTTATTAACTCTTGTTGAGTTAGCTTTTTTGCTTGTCGTAATTCTTTCAATCTAGTCATTGTCGTTCTCCTTAAATCGCGTCATCTGGTAAACCATGCATGCGATTGTATGAGATTTGACTCTCTTCGTGTGGAAAATGTTCTGGATATACACGCTTTGGTTCTTCTTCCTTGCGTCCTCGTTTACCGATAAACGGCAACGTTAGCACGTATAGCAGTGCTGCTAAACTAAAGCAGATAATAAATAAGTCCATGTTAAATATTTCTCCATTCGTTCTTAATCCATTCCTTTACTGCATCTCTTGGAATTCGATAAATCTTGTCGTTCTTTTTGATGACAGGCATTCCTTTTAAAATGTAATATTTCAACGTGTCATCGCCGATACCAAGCCACTTCCTCGCTTCGCTTTGCGTCATCAGCGGGCTAAATTGATTATCTTTATCCAAGAAATCAAGTTTGTTTGCTAAAACCGACGTTACTACTGCGTCAATCTTAACTTCGATTAATTCAGCAATATCATTCATTTTTTGCCTCTTTTTTGCTATAATATAAATAAGTTATTTTTTGTAAGTCACTGATTTCTCAGTGGCTTTTTTTGGTATAATCATCTCGAAAGGAGGTGATTATATGAATGAGTTAACTAATGATGCAAAATATCTTTTGAGTTCAATGTATGCACAGTATCTTAATAGAAGAAAAGATAACATTTCTAAAAGAGAGGCTAGAGATTTTCAAAATATCGATTTCATCAAAGAAAATATCATGCCTGAATGGTCTAAAGAAGATGTTCTTGATACATGTTTTGAGCTTCAACGCCACAAATGTATTAGTGCTATGTCTGGTGATAACACACTCTTCTTTATCCATTTAACAACTGAAGCTATCGCTGCGCTTGAACTCGAATTTAAAGAACCAACTCTCAAAGAAAGAATCGAAAGTGTTCTTGATTTTGCAGCCAAAGTCAAAGCAGCTATTCCTTTTTCTTAGATTTATCAGCTAATGCTGCAGCTTTTAAGTTTTCGAGACCAAAAGGGTCTGCTTGAATTTCTATAACCTTTTTTTCAATTTGTTCAGCTTCTTCAAGTAGTTTCTTTCGATCTGCATTTCTTGCCTTGAGTTCTGCATCAATAGACTCAAGGCTTTTTGCTATGCGTTCTAAAATTTCGTTCATAACTATGTCCTTTCTAAATGTGATATAATGTAATAAAAACTAATGAGGTGCTGTATGATTATCATTTCACGAAAAGCTAGAAAATTATTAAAATCATTGCTTGATATTCGAAAATCCCAAGAATCTCCTCGCATTAAGCCTGAACAGTATGAAAAACTGATAGATGAACAAGGCGAACCGCTCGGCGAATTAATTCACCACAAATTAGTGGTTCAAGACATTGGTCACGACATCGGCGTTACCGACGAGGGGATTTATTTTTATCAAGCTTACAAAGAACACAATAAGTTTGTTTGGTTGACTTCGTTTTGGTTTCCGCTAGCTGTTGCTTTCGCAACGACTGTTATCACACTAATTGTTAATTTTTTTATTTTTTAAATAAAATCCAAAAAATCAACGTTCCTAGAAACACCCCTATAAGACTTCCGATAATTGCCAGTGCAACATCGTATCCGTCTAAATTCCACTCAAAGAATTCTTTGAGTTTTTTTAGTTTTTTCATGTTTGCTCCTTTTTAAAATTGTTCAACATCTTGAACTTTATATTTAAAAAAATATGAATTGATTTCATCACTTGGAATCTGTAATAATTCACAAGCTTTTGAAATTTCTGGCTGTTGCCAACCACGCTTGTTGTTAGTTTTGGCAGATATTGACTTTTCAGACAAGTTCATGCTTTGTGCGAACTTTTTCTTTGTGCCAAAAACTTCAACAATTTTTCCATTTAATTTGGAATAATCATATTTATAAATCATAGATACTCCTTTCTTTTCGTTCAACACCTTGAACTTTATGATTTTATTATAGCACCTCAAAAAATAAAGTCAAGACTTTTTGTTCATTTTTTTGAACTTTTTTTACTTTTATCTTGAACTTTTTGAAAATATCCTATATAATATACTCATGAAAGGTGATATAATTATGAAAGAAAATACAGCTCAAAGATTGGCTCAAATAATGAATGAACGGAATTTGAGGCAAGTTGATATTCTTAAACAGTCGGAAAAATTCCAAAAAGAATTAGGAATAAAACTTGGTAAAAGCGCCCTCTCTCAATATGTTAGCGGGAAATCTATTCCAGACCAAGATAAATTAGTTCTTCTATCTAAAACACTAGGCGTATCAGAAGCTTGGTTAATGGGATATGATACTAATGAATCAACTGATGTCAAAAAAGAATCAATCGACCTTTCAAATTTGCGTGAAAAAGTCGTGATGTTTGACGGAAAGCCACTATCTGATGATGACGTTGAAAAAATAGAACAAATTATTAGACTTTCGATTGAGGTGATGGGAGATGAAGATTGATGAGCTTTTAAAAGAATATAAAATATCGTTATTCGTTTTTCCTGCAGGCATGTGGGAAAGGTCTGGGTTTTACTATCCAGACCTAAGACGAATATGCGTTAACGAATCATTGTCTAAACAAGAGCGTGAAAAAGTCATCTTACACGAACTTGGGCATATCGACCATGACCCCAAACATTACAAGAGACTACTTTTACAATATGAAAATCAAGCTGATAGATTTATGATTCATGAGTTATTAGTTGATTATTTGAAAACGACCGATATTTACGATTTTAATTGGGTTCGCTTTGCTACACAGTATGATATTTCTACGACTTGGGGCGAAGCGATGATACAAGACGAATTTAGGAAAATTCAGCAAAGTGTTATTTAAAATTACGTGCAAATACTGAACCACGTAAAAAGCTGGATAGGAGAATTAAAATGGACGACGTTAGAAATGTACCTGCTTACTTGAAGCTTGAAACAGCATTTGCTTGTGCTTTTGGTGGCTTTATTTTTGGTTTTATTTTCCCTCCTCTTTGGCTCTTATCAGCCGTCGGAATTGTTCTGTTTTTTGCGCGACTTTTTTGGGAAATGAAGCATCCTCTTACTAAAGAACAGAAAGAACAATTAAAAAAAGAACAAGCTAAAGCTGTTGAAGAACTTCAACAAACAAGAAACGAATACAAGAAAACAACAGCTAGAGCTGTAAAATGTCCACATTGCAAAAGCACGGATGTTGAATTTATGGTACAGCAAAGAAAAGGCTTCTCAATTGGTAAAGCTGCCGCTGGGGCTGTTATGGCTAACGGCGTTGGCACTCTAGCTGGTTTTGCTGGTAAAAAAGGTAAAAAAGAATGGCACTGCAAAAACTGCGGTACAGTTTTTGCTACTAAAAAATAAATAAAAAAATCCCTCACACTCTCCATCGCCAAATTTTGAGTGTAAGGGATAATTGGTAGTATAGTAAAAGAACCTGCGCGCGTAGGTCTCTTTACTATACTCATTTTACCATAGAAATGAGAAAAAAAACAATGGCATTTTATAGAAAGAAAAAGTCAGGTTGGCAATTCCGGATCAGCTACAAAACAGCTGACGGAAAATACAAAGAAATTTCTAAGAGTTGCTTTAAAACAAAAGCAGAGGCTGTCAACGCTGCGGCCATCGCTCAAAAAGAGTTGTCAGAAGGTATTCATGAAGATAAAGATATAACACTTGCCGATTATTTCAAAGAATGGATGGAAATCTACAAAAAGCCTGATGTAGACCCCGAAACCTATTCAAAATACAAATTTACCCATAAAGTTATCAAAGAATATTTCAAGAATGCAAAGCTGTCTAAAATCACCGCTACACAATATCAAAAAGTCTTTAATAATTTGAGTGAACGATATGTCAAGGAAACCGTGAAGCGTATTAATTCGAATATCAGGCAAGCGGTTAAAGTAGCAATACACGAAGGCGGTTTAAAAAAAGATTTCACAGTATTGGTAAAGATACATTCGTCTGTTGAATCCAAAAAAGAAGAGGACAAGTACCTTGAATTAGATCAACGTGCAGAATTTATTGAAAGTGTTAGCAAGACGATTCAATATCAATCTAGCTTCTTCTGCTATGTTGTTGCTAAAACAGGTCTGCGGTTCTCTGAAGCGCAAGGTTTGACGAACGACGACAATTGTATCAATCGTAAAGAATTATACATTTACATTTTTAGGACGTATAAAATCAATGGTGCAAGGCGCGGTTGGGGCAAAACTAAAAATCCACAGTCAGTTCGCAAAGTTCCGATCAATCAAGATTTTCTAGATATGCTTGATAAGTATTTAGCCACTGGTTTTGTAGAAAATGATGATAATAGATTATTTACCAGAGTTTCAAATAACATGGCTAATAAATTAATTAAGAAACGAACTCAAACAGAAGTTACTTGTCATGGTTTAAGGCACACATATGTAAGCTTCTTAATTTACCACAATGTTGATGTTGTTTCTATTGCAAAATTGGTTGGACACAAAGACGCAACAGAAACTTTGCAAACCTACGCCCATTTGTTTGAGAAAAAACAAGACGAAGTTTTCGACTTTGTCCGAGGCATCGCCTAGTTTTCGGGCTGTTTTCGGGCTATCCCACTTTATAACGTAATAAAACCCTTGATTTCAAGGGTTTTTAAGCTAGGTTATATCTCCCCTGCCGGAATCGAACCAGCAACTACTCCTTAGGAGGGAGTTGTTATA